TCAAGCAGGTTGGCAACAACGGATTAAGGTGTTGAATAAGAGGCTAATGCCTCAGAAGCGCCGCGATGAGATATCGAGAAAAAGATGATTCCAAGTTTTAAAAGTTATTTAGTTGAAGAAGAAAAGATTGTTTATTTGACTTTTGGTCGGATGAACCCTCCTACTATTGGTCATGAGAAACTTTTGGCAAAGATGGCACAGGTTGCAAAAGGCAATCCGTATCGTGTTTATCTTTCTCAAGCTCAAGACGATAAAAAGAATCCACTAAATTACAAATCAAAAGTAAAATACGCAAGGAAGATGTTTCCTAAGCATGCTCGTTCTATTATGTACGCTCCTAAAGTAAAGAATGCATTGGCTGCTTTAAGCCAATTGTATGATGAAGGCTTTAAGAAAGTTATAATGGTTTCTGGTTCTGACCGAGTCAACGAGTATGCAGTACGTCTTCAAAAGTATAATGGCAAAAAAACAACTGCAGGATTCTATAATTTCCAAAGCATTGATGTTGTTTCAGCTGGTGAGCGTGATCCAGATGCTGAAGGACCTAGTGGAATGTCAGCCACGAAAATGAGAGATGCAGCAAAAGAAAATGACTTTACTACGTTCTCTCAAGGTTTACCTAAGGCAGTTAAAAACGCTGATGCTAAAGCCATCTATAACGATGTTCGTAAAGGCTTAGGTCTTAAAGAACAAAAAGAATTTAAGAATCACATACAGCTTGAAACAGTTTCAGATGTACGTGAGAAGTTTGTAGACGGTATGTACCAAGCTGGCGATCAAGTTGTTATTAAAGAAACAGACATGATTGCTACAGTAGTACGTCGTGGATCTAATTACTTGATTGTAGAGTCTAATGGCCAGCAAATGCGCAAATGGCTTGATGCTGTTGAAATGATTGAAGCTCGTCAAGATCCAGATATTAAAGATCGTAAAGGTGCTCAGCCTGCTGGATATCATACCGGTTTGGCTAAGTCAACTAAAGTAAAGCGTGATGCTCACTTTAAGAAATATGGAAAGAAGCCTGATGATCAAGACTCTGCTTACAAACCAGCACCGGGTGATGCTACTGCTAAGACAAAACCAAGTAAGCATACTAAGAAATTTAAAGCGATGTTCGGAGACGACTAATGGCAAAATATAAAGTTGTAGTAGATGGCGAAGGTATAGAAACTGTCGATGCTCGCACTGAAAAAGAAGCAAAGCTTAAAGCTTTCCGTAAGCTGGGTATTAAATCTATGCTTAAAGTTAAAACTTTGACACCTAAAACTACAATCACAAAGGAAGCAGCTGAACCTTCTACGCTATCTGGCCCTTTGAATAGAGCACAACAAAAGATTCGTAACGATCGTTTGAAAATGGTTGCTAAGAAGACCACTGATGCAAAAGAAAAGCAAGCATCAAACGATAAGAAAAAAGGTATGAAGTTTAAAGAGCATGTAGAAGTTATGGAAGATGCTACAGCTGGATTGAAGAAGAAAGCTGAAAAGTCTGGTATGCCATTAAGTGTTCTTAGATCAGTATATAATCGTGGAGTGGCCGCATGGAAAACAGGCCACAGACCAGGGACAACACCACAGCAATGGGGTTTTGCTCGAGTCAATTCATTCGTAACAAAATCATCAGGTACATGGGGCAAGGCTGATAAAGACCTTGCTGCAAAGGTAAGAGGAAGTTAAGATGCCATTATCAGTTAAAGACGGTATGGGCGCATGGATAGACGATTTTGCAAAATCCGATGCTCCACAGTTCAAAGGTAAGAATAAAGAAGAGCGCCGTGATATGGCGATTGCTGCTTATCTTACAGCAAAGCGTGGCCCTGAAAAAGAAGAAAAGGTTCGTGTTGAAGCGCAGACTGCTAAACAAAAAGCTGATATGGCTAAAGCCATGGCCATCTTTAAGAAGCGTGGTGGTAAGGTCAATAAAGTAGCTCCGGGTAGAGCTCAAGGTGCTCACGGTAAAGACGATCTTGGTACTGGTATGATGGGTATGCTTAATAAAGGCGATACCAGCAGATTTAAAACTAAGAAAAAGATTGGTTCTATGCGTGAAGCAGTAGATCCTAAAATGAAAAAAGTAAAGCAATTAGCTAACCTTGGTCTTGTAAGTAAGCCAGATGTTATGAAACTGATGCAGGCAATGAAGCAAATTGACGATGGCAAAGAGCTTACAAAGAAGCATCGTTCTATTATCTTTGATGCATTTGGTAGCTTGATTGACCTTGTCACTGGCGATATGCAAGTATTCCAAAAAGCAAAGAAATCTGTTAAGGAAGAATATCAGTTTGATGAAGCAGTAAATTATAGATTTGTTGCAATTGATCGTGTCGGTAAAGTCATTGGTTTTGCATCAAAAGAATCCGATGCTAAAGATATGGCACGAAGAAACAGAGGTAAAGTTGTTGCATTAAAGAAACCTATGTCACCTAAGAAGGGTGATATGATGGTTAACCGTCCTTTCAAAGAAGATATTCAAGAAGACGGCCACACAGATGTAGCATCTGCAATGACTAATGTAAAAGTTGCAATGGCTGCTCTCAGCAAGATGTCTGGTGAACTTGCTAAACTTAAGCCAGAAGATTCACTTCCTTCATGGTGGACTAATAAAGTTGCAATTGCAGTTGATAAATTAGATGGCATGGCTGATTACCTTGACACAAAGGTAGAGCAAATGGACCATGACTTTGGTACGCCTGAGTCAACCAAAGCTTATAAGAAAGCAACTCCCGGCCAGAACGAAGCAAGGGTAATCGATACAAAAGCTATGTCGGCGTATATGAAATACGCTAAGGCGAAAAAGGTAGATGCTGATAGTATCCGTATGGCATTTGACAATCCTAATCATCCGGAATCAAAGCGCATGATGAAGAATAAGAATTTTGCAACAGCGCTAAAAATGTATAAGGCATCTGGCAAATGAAAAAATTTAAAGAATTCCAAGAAGGTTCAGAGACCTGGGAAGCGGGCTATAAACGCCGTGTTGTAAAAACCACAAAGCCTGAGCATAAAGAAAAAGGTTTTAAGTGGAGAATCAAAGGTAAAGACAGGCCTAACATTTCTATTAAGTTATATAAATCTAAGCCAAATCAGGCTGAGTTTAATAAACAAATGAAAAGGGTTGCTGGCCATGAGTTTGGATAAATTCAAAACACACAGGGAAGACTGTATTGATAACATATGCGAAAGCATGTATGACGACCTTGTAGTTGAAGAATCAGAATACAAAGGTCGTAAAGTAAAGCTGAACGATCCTATTCGTACTTCAGAAAATCCTGATAAGAAATTCAAGGTTTATGTAAAAAACGCAAAAGGTAAAGTCGTAGTTGTAAGATTCGGTGATCCCAACATGGGTATTAATCGTGATGATCCTAAAGCAAGAAAGTCATTTCGCGCAAGGCACAACTGTGATCAGAAAAAAGATAAGACTACCGCGGGTTATTGGTCATGTTACCAATGGCGTGCTAGTGCAAAAGTAGACAGTTGAAGTTGGAGCTTAAACCAAAAATGGCAACTACCCAGCAGCGGCTCGACCGCATAGAAGAGAAGATCGATAAACTTGCTGAGGCAATGATTCAGTTGGCGAGAGCCGAAGAAAAGATAGCAGCTATAGCAGATTTACATGGGCATCAAACAGAGAGATTAAACAAATTGTCAGCTAAAATAGATGACATTGCGGCATTAGCCGCGGACAACGCTAGGACGGTCCAATTAATAACTAAACTGTTCTGGGTAGTAGTGGCAGCCTCTGCGGCTGCTGTTGCTAGCAACATCTGGATGTAGGAGTAAAACAGATGAATAATAAGATGATAGATGGTGTTCGGGCCGCACTAACAGAAATGGCCGTAGCTGAGTCAATGGCTCAACACCAACAAGAACTTGAAGCTGCTCAAGAAGCTGCACGTAATGCTGCAGCTGCAGGTCATGCTGAAGGTTACTATAAAGATCAAATGATTAAAAAGCAAGATAAGAAGCTGGGTAATAGAAAAGAAGAAGCTAAATACCCGCACATGATGTATGATCCAAAAACTGGTAAAGAGGTTGAAGCCAAAACACCTGAGGATCATGAAAAGCTGGCTAAGATGGGTTATACTCACGAAAAGCCAGCAGAAGATGCATCTAACGATAAATCTGATGATGGCGATGAGATCGATCAGGTAGATCCTAAAGCTGCAAAGAAGAAGTTTGCTGATCGTAAAGATAAAGATATTGACAACGATGGCGACGTTGACAGTTCTGATAAATTTCTACACAAACGCCGGAAAGCAATTGGTAAGACTATGCAAAAAGAAGGTACTGTTCGCGAACGTCTAATGTCTATTTGGGAAGACGCAGCTGGTTCAAAGCGCATGGCAGGCGCAACTGAAGCTGAGCCGATGACTAAAGGCGACGAAGATAAAAAGATGAAAGCTGGCCATCCAGTCACTAAAGCTAATATGGCAGATAACTCTGATGCAGCTGAAAAGGCTACTAAGCCAGCAGCTACACGTGGTAACGACAATAAGCAAGGTGAAAAGAATATCAAGCCGTCAGCCACAAAAGACACTCCAGCAAACAAAGTTGTTTCTGCTAAAGAATCAATCGATGCTATTGCTGCAGCATACGAAGGAATGAAAAAAGATGGCTAATAAGAAAATTGGTGGAGTAACTGGTCCAAAAGGATCTATGCCGACTCCAACAGGTTGGGTTTGTCCTAAAACAGGTCACCTTTTAAAGTCACAACGTATTACTCAAGAGCAACTTGATGCGTACAATGGAGTTCAAATGATTGCCGAGCCGGTTTACCATCCTGCTATGGATCCAGCTCCAGTCGAAGCATTTGAAGCATTTGAAGACGAAGCAGAAGAA